TAGCGGGTGCGGATGGGCAACCCGGCGCTCAGGGCGAACAAGGTTTACCTGGAACTGACGGTGCTAAAGGGGACACTGGTAATACAGGCTCTCAAGGCATTCAAGGCGAACCGGGAGCAGATGGTTCGCAAGGGATTCAAGGTGAACAAGGAATACAGGGTGAACCCGGTGCAGATTCGACAGTAGCCGGCCCGCAAGGTACTCAAGGTATTCAAGGTATAAAAGGCGATACTGGAACCACTGGAAGTCCTGGGCAAGATGGCGCTGATGGCGCACCCGGAGCAAAGGGCGATACCGGAAATACTGGCACACAGGGAAATCCCGGTCTTGATTCTACCGTACCAGGTCCGCAAGGCGAACAGGGTATTCAGGGTGTACAGGGCGACACTGGGCTAAAGGGTGACACGGGTGATCCAGGTCCAATGACAGGGCAAGCAGTTGGAATGACAACTCTTTCCAACGACACATTAGCGCAAGCCCTTGCAACAAACATTAATACGAAATTAACGGTTACCGCCGCGCGAACTTTGACAACGACTGTACCTGCCGCCGGAGTAAGATGCTCGGTGATGATTCTTACATCTGGTACTACGTCTTACACCATTACATTTGGTACAGGATTCAAACCGACGGGTACTTTAGCCACGGGTACTACAACCGCAAAAGTATTTATTGTCAATTTTATAAGCAACGGAACGAACTTATATGAGGCTGGTAGAACGGCGGCGATGACAGCATGACAGACTCATTTCAACCGGATGCTTTTCAGTTGGATGCGTTTCAAGTAGATAATTCCGTGCCTGATATACCAACTCCCCCGGAGCGCGTATACACGATTGAGGAACCAATGGAACGGGTGTATAGAATCCAAGAAGCTTTAAGTCGCGCGCGTATGGTAAGCGTGGAGGATCGGGGGTTTGAGGTGAACAGATGACAGACATATTTTTTGTAAAGACACCAGTGGCACTGTTGGATTATAAATTTGATTGGTCTGCATGGTTGGCAAGCGGCGAAACTATCAATAGTGCGATTGTTACCAAGCAGGGCAATATAACACTCGATCACCAGACCAATGATACGACTTCCGTTGTTGCATGGCTGGCAGGTGGGGATTTGAATAGTTCAAATATTGTCACCTGTCAGATAACCACCAATCAAGGTCGTATCAGCGAAAGAAGTATCAACGTTTATGTTCAGGACTTGTTATAGGAGATTGAAATGACAAAAGTTGTAGCTGGAAGAAATCTGCAAGAGATAGTGGTGGTTGGGTCGGACGGCGTAGACATTGGCGCTAGTAATCCGTTGCCAGTAGCGTTACAAACAACGCCAACAATCGATATTGGCGATGTGACACTATTGGCTGGCGAAGCGCACATTGGCGCGGTGGGTGGTCATGCGGTCAAGATAACCGGAAGTATAACAAAACCAAGCGACAATACCGTATATGATGTAAGAGATGTGATTGGTACGGCGCAATCCGCAAATATCACGCTTGCGAATATTGCTCGTGTGGTTGGTGGTGGTGGAATGATTTTCAAAGTGAGAGTTGTTTGTGACGCAAACCAGACAACTAAGCCAACATTGGAAGTATGGTTGTTTGACACCGCCCCTGCTGCCGTTGCTAATAATGCAGCATTTGCTCCAACCGATGTGGAAATGTTGACGGTTCAAGCGGTCATTCCGTTATCAACTTGTTATGTTGGGGCTGCCGGGGCTGCTGCTGCTGGTAACTGCATCCTGATTTCTGATGTTACTCCGTTCTCGTTCAAATGCACCGGAGCTGTGAGAGATTTGTATGCCTGTTTGGTAGTGACCAATGCCTATACTCCAGTTGCTGCTGATGTGTTTACTTTGATAGTTGACGTGGAACAGGATTAATGACCACCGTGGAGGTGGTATATGAATAAACGAAAAATATTGTTGATGAGGGGGCAACCAATTACCCTCATGCCATTTTCACAAGATTTTAGCGTAAATCCTTCGCTGGCGGGTTGGATTATCCCTGGTTCGGCTGCGGTTGCATCCGGTAAAGTCAGTATCACGCCGACTTTACTACCTGATGTGATTGTCAATGGAACATTCGGTGCAGATACAGATTGGGATCACGATGCGACATGGGTTATTAATGGTGGTGTAGCAGCCGCTACAGCCTCAAGTACAGTATTAAATGAGCATGTATATCCATTGACTGTAGATGCCTGGTATCAAAATGTGTATACGGTACTTAATAGAACAGCGGGAGGTATAAATGCGGTTTTTGGAAATTATCTCACTGGATATCGCGGTGGTAATGGAACGTATACCCATACGGGTCAATGCAAGACTAACTCACAATTTTATTTCGGCGTTGCTACTTTTACTGGGCAACTAGATAATGTTAGTTGTTTACCAATTAAGTTATCAACAATGTGCATGGTAAGGAAGTTTGCTGCCAGTCAGGGTACGATAAAAGCAACCACTACAAATCCAAATCACTACCAACACGCAGGTGTTGTTGGATGGTTGGATAATCCTAGTAATCCACTTAATTTGTTAATTGCAACCAACACCAAAACTACTGCTAGTTTGTATAAGTACGTTAATGGTGTGGGGACAACATTAATTGTAGATGTCGCAATTACTTATAGTGCGGGGGCATATCTTGAAATTCGGAGATTGGCAGCGTCAAACACTTTTCAACTTTGGTATAACGGATCGCAGGTCAGTACAGATAAAACTATAACTGACGCAACCATCATCGATAATAAATATTTTGGTCTATTTTCTGCTAACGGCGCCTCTGGAGTTGGCGCTTGTTCCTTTCAGTAATTCTACTGGAATGGTAGATATACCAGAAAATTATCCGGATAATTGGAGTAATATTTTTTATGAGTGATCCTAATGCGTTGATTTGGAGTGTCAGCAGTAATGATTATACAGGTGGCGATTCAATAACCTGTAAATATGATCCCACATGTATTGTGCAGAATATAAAACAGTTATTGTTTGAAGCAAAATATGTTTTAGATAATGGTGGCGAATATCATACCGCCCGTATAAACTCAGTATCGAAGTTTTCGTTTCAATATGGTTATGCAGAGATCAGGGCAAGAGTGCCTCAATTCCCTGGTTTATGGAGTGCGTTTTACCTAGCCGATGATCATAATCAACCCTGGCCTAAACTAGGCGAAATTGACATTTTTGAGCAAATCGGGATTGGGATCAATTCTCTTGCTTTGACAGTTCATGCTGGGATAGACCCGGCTCATCATGTTTGGAATCAACATCTAATGACACCGGGAGATTTACAAAGTCAGTATCATACAATTGGCATAGATTGGCAAGCGTCACAAATTATCTGGTATATAGATGGAGTGGATTGGTTTAGATCAACCATCTATGTTCCACAGAATCCATTGTATTTATATATGACTTTATTGGTCAACCTGCCTTATGCCGGAGATATTACACAAACACAATTACCACAATATTTTGATGTGGATTATGTAAAAGTGTGGCAAAGGAACTAAAACATGTCAACTCGAACATACGCAGGTGTAGACCAGAGTACGAGGTAATTGATGTTCTTTCAAAAAATCCTTGAATGGATCAGAAGGATATTAGGTATGGATCAAAATACTGTAAAAACAGCCTTGCGCGTGGACGTGGCTATCAGTCAACCCATGGCAACGGCTTTGCAGACATGGTGTCTTGTATATGCCAATACCCCTGCATGGGGGAGTAAGGAAAATGGAATCTATAGTATGGGCATTGGTCCCGCTGTGCCAAGTGAAATTGCCCGTGCCGTAACTATCGAAATGAAAGTTGAAGTCAGCGGATCTGAAAGGGCTGATTACCTGGCGGCACAGATAGAACCCATTATCGGCAAACTAAGACAACAGGTGGAATACGGATGTGCCAAAGGTGGATTGATTATGAAACCCTATGTAAGTGGGGATCAAATACTGATTGACTTTGTTCAAGCTGATCAGTTTTACCCTGTTTCTTTCGATTCCAAACAGACAATGACGGCTTGTGTCTTTGCGGATCAAAAGACTGTCGGCGATAAATATTTCACTCGTCTTGAATATCATAACATGCAAGATATGGTCGTTGATGGAGTCGCTTCTAAAGGATGTGTCATCAAGAATCAGGCATTCAAGTCAACCACTAAAGATACATTAGGGTCACAGATAAAACTAACGGAAGTTGACACATGGGCAGACCTCGAACCTGAAGCGACTATCACTGGAATTGATAAACCTCTATTCGCTTATTTCAAATTCCCGTCAGCCAATAATATTGACTCAACAAGTCCGCTGGGTGTGTCTTGTTTTGCCCGCGCGACATCAGGGGATAAGTGTTTGATCCAACAAGCGGATGAGGCTTATTCTCAATTTTTATGGGAATTGGATAGCGCACAGCGCGCTTTATACGTGGATGTGGCTGCATTCAAGCCGGACGAGAACGGCAAGCCTTATTTGCCAAATAAACGGCTATACCGCACCCTGAATGCGTCTGGAAATGTGGGGGAAGAAGAGTTATTCCACGATTGGTCACCCACCATGCGAGAGGTCAATTATCTCAATGGATTAGACGCTATCCTACGCAAGATTGAATTCACTTGCGGGTTAGCTTACGGTACTTTGAGCAATCCACAGACCATTGACAAAACCGCCACAGAATTAAAAATAGCGCAACAGCGCTCCTATGCCACTATCACGGACACACAGAAAAGTTTGCAGGATGCATTAGAACAATTGCTTTGGGCAATGGATACATGGGCAACCATCGAAGGTTTGTCCCCCGAAGGTGTTTATACAGCCGTATACGATTTTGATGATTCTATTGTCGTTGATAAGGATAGCCAATTCGCTCAAGATATGCGATTACTTGATCGTGTAATCAGTCCTATAGAGTTTCGTGTTCGAAACTTTGGCGAAAATGAAGCGACTGCAACAGCAGCGATTGCCAAAATGGAAGCCGGAAAACCGAAGGTTGATATTTTCAATCAGGGTGCATAAATGCTGACAAAAGAACAAATACTGGACATACAAAAGCGGATAGAAAATGGCGGCGTTCTTATCAGTGAATTTGATGCCCTCTTTGATACCGTCCTGGAATTATATGCAGAGAATGAACTATTGAAGAAATTGCTAACTCCCGGAATGTGTCAACCCAACGATTCATCCAATGGTGCTGATATTCAGACTATAGGACAAGAGCCTATATAATGCTAACCGCCTCTGCCTTTGACCTTATCAGCGTTCCTATTGTTGATATTTATGAGCAATTTCAACAGGCGGTTATCAATGACATTGCCAGACGATTAGCAAGTCTCGATATGACGGCAACCGCCGCGTGGCAGATGCAAAGGCTCATAGAATCGGGCAAAGTTTACGAGACTGCCATTTCAGAATTGTCAAAGATTACGGGTAAAAGTGAAACAGAACTGCATACCTTATTCGCACAAGCAGGGGTCAAATCCATTGGCTATGATGACAGGATATACAAAGCAGCTGGATTGAATCCACTACCTATCAGTATGTCCCCCGCCATGACAGAGGTATTGCTTGCCGGATTGGATAAGACGAATGGCGTTATGCGTAACCTTACCATGACAACAGCGTTGACCGGGCAAGAGGCGTTCATATCCGCAGCCGATACGGCATATATGGAAGTTACGGCGGGCGCGTTCTCATATGATCAGGCAATCCGAATGGCTATTAAGGACGTAGCCAAACAAGGACTATCGGTCATTCAATATGGCGGAAGGAAAGAACAATTAGATGTTGCCATGAGACGAACGGTATTGACAGGCGTTGCACAAACAACGGGCCAATTGCAGGTGAATCGTGCGCAGGAAATGGACGTTGACCTGGTACAGACTAGCGCGCACGCGGGATCACGTCCAACTCATGCAGTATGGCAGGGCAGGATATTCAGTCGATCTGGTAGTTCATCCAAGTATCCCCCATTCGTAGAATCAACGGGATACGGCAAGGTGGACGGTCTCTGTGGAATAAATTGCAGGCATTCATTCTACCCGTTCTTCGAGGGTTATTCTGATAACGCCTATACCGCGAAGGATAGAAAAGAATTAGCGGATAAAACTGTCAAATTGAATGGTGATGAAGTCAGTCAGTATGAAGCAAGCCAACGGCAAAGACAAATTGAAAGAGAAATCAGGAATTGGAAACGTCAATCATCTGCATTAGAAGCTGCGGGCAAGGATAATTCCTATGAATCCGGCAAGGTGAATGAATGGCAAAAGTCTATGAGGGATTTTGTCAGCCAGACACAGCTCCAAAGACAACGTGTGAGGGAACAAATCTAATGAGTAATGATGCAAATATTATCATCCATCACAAGGATATATTACCGGGAAGATATACGGAATATTTTAGTTGGTCGGGTAATAAAAAGGCGCAGGTATTTATTCCAGAAAGATACTCATTAGATAGATTTCCCTTTCCCTTGCGAAAAGTTGAAGAAAGATTTGATATGGATGGCGCTTATTATCTGCGAACAGACGTTGCTTTTTGGTGGGTTACTGATTTTATTGCAAAAGTAAAGCGGATATTCAACTGGATTAATCATCGTTTGATATTAACCGCTTGCGTATGGGGCTTAGGGAAAGCAGATCCTGGGAGTATCCCATCATGGAGCGCAGTTCTCAAAAGGCGGTGGGGATAATGACAGATTATATCGGACAAGTAATCAACGGTTGGACTGTTATCAGTCAAGCCGATGTAATACCGGGGCATAAGCCCTTATGGTTCTGTGACTGCAGTTGCGGCAGACGAATCATGGTTGACGAGGCGCACCTGCGCACCTTGAAACCCTGCAATTGCGGCGAGGTTGAACAGCCGAAGAAAACCCGAAAGAAAAAGAATGAGTAAAGAATTTCGGGCGTTCCTACAACTCATGTATTCACTAGCAAAGCAGTTTATTAGTTGGTATGAAAAGGAAATAAAACCAACGTAGAAATCATTTTACAGTATCACGCTTTCGGGCGGGGTACAACCTAACAAGTGGGACGGAAAATCGCCACGCTTTTGACAGAGAAATCTGTTAGGAGCGTGGCTTTTTTTATTTCGTTATCTGCCAAACGTAAAAGGGGCAGGCATTGATGGTGCTGACCATCTCAAAAAAGCTAAGTGTGGAAAAAAGGACAGGTAAAAAATGAACAAGAAGGAACTTTTGAAACTCGGATTGACCCCGGAAGCATTGGAAAAAGCCGGACTGGAAGCGGGCGTGCTGGATGAAATCATTGTCCTGCATGGCAAAGGCATCGAAGCCTCAAAAAAGGAAGTGGAAGATGCCAAGGCTGAAACGGAAACCGCTAAAGGGCAGCTGGTAGAAGCCAACAAAGCCATAGACGGATTCAAGAAATTGGATCCCGAAGGCATCAAGAAGGCTGCTACCGATTGGGAACTGAAGGCTAAAGAATGGGAAGCCAAGAACAAGGAAACCCAAACGGAAGCTGAAAAGAACCTTGCCGCGCTGAAGTTCGACCATGCCCTGGACGGTGCATTGACAGAAGCCAAAGCCAAGAGTGCAAAGGCGGTCAAAGCCTTGCTGGATATGAACAATCTGAAACTGAATGAGGCGGATGGTTCGATCATCGGACTGGATGACCAACTCAAGAAAGTCAAAGAATCCAGTAATTACCTGTTCGAAGGTGACGAAAAGACCCCCAGGATCGTTATGGGGGGAACGAGTAAATCTGTGATTGTCGATGTGGTGGAGGAAGCTGCCCGTAAGGGGGCTGGACTAAAGCCACAAGAAAAATAAGGAGTAATTAGAAATGGCTCAAGATTTAAGTGCTTCATTAGCAACTAAGTTTCAGGCGATTTTGGATGAGGTTTATAAAGCCTCTTCCCTGACCGCCCGGATGGATTCTATTTCAAAACCCGTTGATTTTGCGGGTGCCAGTACTGTGAAGGTTCTCGCAACCTCGATGGTTGGTTTGGCTGACTATGTTCGGGAAACCGGCTATATTGCCGGCGATGTTACCCTGACATGGCAGTCCTTAGCCCTTGCTATCTCTCGTGGACGCGAGTTCTCGATTGATCGCATGGACAATGAGGAAACTTTAGGTATGGCATTTGGAACCCTGGCGGGTGAATTCATCCGCACCCAGGTTGTTCCCGAAATTGATGCCTACCGTTTCGGCAAATACGCTTCAGCAGGCACTGGCAACGAAATCGCTGCCACAACCTATACTTCATCCACTATTTTAGCTGGATTGGATGAGGCAAAAGCCGACTTGAATGCCGATAGCGTGCCAGAGGAAGGGCGTTTGCTCTACATTTCCGATTCCTGCAAAGGATTCCTTGAACAGGCTGTAACTCGTATGCTTGGCAATGAGAATTCGGTTGACCGCAGGGTTGGAACCTTCGACGGTATGCCCGTCATCATGGTGCCTCAAAGTCGGTTCTACCTGACGGTTGCTTTGACCGCTGGGTCAGCTACTACGGGTGGATTCGCGGGAACTTACCCCCTGAACTTTATGATCATCCATCCTTCGGCTGTAGTCCAGGTAGCAAAATTTGCAGACCTGAAAGTCTTTAGCCCTGACATGAACCAATCAAAAGATGCCTGGAAGATTCAATACCGCTTATACCATGATGCCTTCGTTCTCACTAACAAGCTTAACGGAATCTCCTATTGCCACAAAGTAGCTGCATAAGGCGGTGCTAACATGACCCCACTTTCAAGTATTAATGGGATTGATTGGCTGCAGAAGGAACAGGCGAACGAAGATGTAATCGGTGCCGCCGTTGCAGCCAGTTCAGCTCTAATGTCCGTTGCAACGGACGCGGAAAACATCACCGGAACGTCAGACTTAGTAGCCAGCACCCCCGGCACAATGATGGCAGCTTTGGCTGCTCTAGCATTCCCGATTGGCTCCACTTCGACGGTCACAGTCTCAGACACCATTGCCACCGCCGCGCTAGGAACCGTCCGCGCATTACTCGGGTCTATCAATTTGACCGGGACGGGTGGAACAACCATCGCAAGCGGCACAGTTTGTGGTGCGCGCGGGGTGGTGACACTGACGGGAACCAATACCGCCGGAGGTGCTTATTTATATGGCACACAAGGCAAGATCATCATTCCTGGAACGCTTAATCATGCCGATAGCCGTGTAGCTCCGTTAGTTGCACAGCTTGATTGTACAGGCGGAACAGTGTCAGCCGGGGAAATGTCCGGCGTATGGATCGACACGGTGGGCGTGACCGGAATCCCCTTCGCAGAATTCAACGCAGTCCGCATCACATCTAACAAGGATGCCAAGTTCACCTCGTTGGTATATGCACAGTCGAACGCTTCATTTGTGTTCGATTGGGTCATTCCTACGGGTGGATTAAACGCATTTGTGGCTACTGCTGGTACTGGTGCCGGTTCTGCTGGTGCCGCGACTGGTGTTGCAACAAAGGTATTCCTTATCCGGTCTGCTGGCATAACTTACTACGTGCCAATGTTCTTAGCTAACACTTAATAGGGATAATTGCGATGACTAAAAAAGAACTCGAAGAAAGATTGGCAAAACTACATTCAGAGCAAGAGTTAGTGCGTAAAAACCTGATTCAACTTCAAGCGAATCTAAACGCTTATGAGGGTGCAATTCAGGAATGCGAACATTGGTTGTCGCAATTAGACATCGAAGAAACACCGCTAGAAAAAAAGAAATAAAGGACTGAGGCTATGACAACTGCATACGCAACTTACCAATATTACACGGGTACATTTCTCGGTGTAAACATAGCCTCAGTAGATTTTGCGAGGCTGGCATTGAGGGCATCCGCAATCATCGACCAAATAACCTTTCAACGCACGGCTGCCATTATTACGGCTGCAACGGAAACCGCAAAGATAGACCTAATTAAAATGGCGACCTGCGCGGTTGCAGAACAGATACAAACGAATGACACTTCACCCGGGGGAATTCAATCAGAATCGATTGGCGCGAATTCAGTGACCTATGTCGCCGGGGCAAGTGCAACGCAATCCCACCTGAAGAAACTGCGGGACGCGGCAAAGACATATCTCGATTCAACCGGCTTATTGTTCGTTGGATTTGATGACGATGAATACGGCGGAAGTTCCATCGAGGACGCATAAATGAGATGCAACGCAAACATGACGGTATATAACAAGTACATTGTTTCAGGAAATGCGTTATATCAACGGACGGTCATATCAGCCGTTGAATGGGAGCAGCGTAAGGCAACAAACGTCATTAAGTCAGGACTGATGGAAGCTGATAGTGCGGTCATATTCATCCCGTCCTCAAATGTCACCACTTACCTGAAACCTAAAGCATGGCAGGCATTATCAACCAAGACGGGAAAATGGACGTTGCAGAATGGGGATGTGATAGTCAAGGGAACGGTAACAGACGAAATCCATGCCGCTGTTGTAAGCCCTCCGAGTGCCGCGTTCACCATGACAGACCTAAAAGCAAAATACGATGACGTTA